AGATATAAAGTATACAAAAACCCTTATGTAACTGAAAACACAATCCTTATGGGCTTTAGAGGTGGACAGTTCTTAGAAAGTGGTGCTGTATATGCTCCATATGTACCGCTAATCATGACTCCTTTAGTGTACGATCCAAATACCTTCACTCCAAGAAAAGGTATCATGACTCGTTACGCGAAGAAAATGATCAGACCAGAATTCTACGGAAAAGTATTTATTTCAGACTTAGAGATGGTATAATATATACTGTATTATTTTTTATTATTGAGAGGGGCTTTTTTAGCCCCTTTCTTTTTTTATTTATATTATTTTGCTATTTATAGATATAAATTAAAAAGTTCCCTGCATGCCTTCAAACCACCACACGGACGATGTATTCGTTCAAAAAAGAAGACCTAAAAGACCAATTAAATTTCAAGTACAACTTAATGAAGAACAAAAAATTGCTAAAGCATTAATTTTAGATTCTCCCGTAACTGTTTTAAAAGGAATGGCAGGAAGCGGAAAAACATTAGTTGCAACACAAGTAGCATTAGATTTACTATTTACAAAACAAGTTAGCAAAATAATAATTACCAGACCCACTGTCTCTAAAGAAGACATAGGATTTCTTCCAGGAGATATTAGAGAAAAAATGGATCCTTGGTTAGCTCCTATCTATCATAATCTTTATATGTTGTATAATAAAGATAAAGTAGATAAAGAAGTTGAAAAAGGTAACATAGAAATAGTACCATTTGCTTTTATGAGAGGTAGAACATTTGTTGATTCATTTGTTATAGTTGATGAAGCTCAAAATGTTACTCATAATCAAATGGAAACTGTAATAGGTAGGTTAGGTAAAGGATCTAAAATGGTAATTTGTGGGGATATGGCTCAAATTGATTTGAAAGATAAGAGAGAAACAGGTTTTTCTTTCCTATCTCGAATAGAAGAAAAGGTAAAAGGGTTTAAAACTCATTCACTTTTATTTAACCACAGACACGATATAGTTGCACCAATCCTAGAAGTATATAAAACCTTCAGAGATTAGTAACTATTTATAAATAAACTAGAACTATGGCTAATATTCCTATATGGGCTGGGTCTTCAACGTTTGGAGCAGGTCAAACACCATTCGGCTTTTATGATTCAGATACAGCATTTAGTGCTGATGCAGATAAAGTAGCAGTATTTTGTGCACAAAGATTAGGTTATCCTTTGATGGATGTAGAACTTACATCAGGATCTTTCTATGCTTGTTTCGAAGAAGCTGTAACAGTTTATGGAAACGAAGTATTTCAATTTAAAATTAGAGAAAATTACCTTAACTTAGAAGGAGCATCAACTGGGAGTAGTTTAAATAATCAATTAGTTGAACCTACTCTTACTAGATTCGTAACTATCGCTAAAAATTACGGTACTGAAGCAGAAGTAGGAGGTAATGTAACCAAGTATTCAGGTTCTTTAGATATTACAGGTTCAGTGCAGGAATATGACTTAGATGCATGGGCAACTGCTGAAGGAATTACCGGTGGTATAGAAATAAGAAAAATATTTTATGAAGCACCTCCAGCTATTATCAGGTATTTTGATCCATATGCAGGAACTGGAGCAGGAGTACAATCATTAATGGATACTTTTGGTTTTGGACAATTTAGTCCTGGTGTTAATTTCTTACTGATGCCTGCATCTTACGATGTTTTAAAAATGCAAGCAATTGAATTCAATGATCAAATAAGAAAATCAACGTTTTCTTTTGAATTAGTTAATAATAAGTTAAAATTATTTCCAGTCCCATCAGTAGAAGGTAGTGTATTCTTTGAATATTATAAATTAACTGACAAAGAAGCTATAAATTATAATAATTCTAATAACCTTATTACAACAGTATCGGAAGTACCTTACAGTAATCCGACTTATGCACATATTAATAGTGTAGGACGTCAATGGATCTTTCAATATGCTTTAGCGTTAGCTAAAGAAAATTTAGGATATATAAGAGGTAAATACCAAACAGTTCCAGTACCCGGTTCAGAAGCAACTTTAAATCAAGCCGATTTATTAGCAGATGCAAGATCGGAAAAAACTGCTTTAATAACTAATTTAAGAGAAATGTTAAACGAGACTTCAAGAAAAATGCAAATGGAAACTCAAGCATCTGAAGCAGACTTCTTAAGACAGACATTATCTCAAGTTCCAATGACAATACATATAGGTTAATGAAGTTATTAAGAATATTAGAACAGATAAATTTTAAAACTTATGAAGGAATGGTTAGAGTTCTTTATAAGGAAGGAGAAAGTGAAGATCTAGCTGAACTATTAAGAGCATTACCAGGGGTTACTACTGTTACTAATGCAGGATCAGCAGAAGAAATGAGTATGATGACTTTTAAAATTAAACTTATTAGTCAAAAAAGCGGGGAAGAAGCATTTACTAGCTTTAAAACTAATGCTCAAAGTAAATACTCTAACATTATAAAAATAGAAATAGCTAATGAAACTATAATAGAAAAGTAATGTTATTCGGAAGTAATAGAGATTTTAATTTATTTGTTAAAGTAAACAGAGAATTACTTAAAGATATAGTGGAACAAGAAATCCTACTATACAAACTTAGTATTTCAGATACTATTACTAATATATACGGGGAAGCATTACAAAAAACTTTTTTAGAACCTGTAAAACTAAATTGTTTAATCACTAGAGGAGATCAAGTAATTGATATTGACGAATTTGGCCCAGATTTAGGTAGAGAAGCATCATTTGCATTACTTAAACAAGATTTAAAAGATATAGAACTAGTACCTGAGGTAGGAGATATAGTAATGTGGCATGAAGACTATTATGAAGTTGATACAGTACGAGAGAACCAGTTATTCTACGGTAGAGACGGTGATTATAATGTAGAAAGAGCTAAAGGACATGGTGATTCTATATCTATTATATTAGATTCGCACTTAACTAGAGCAGATAGAGTAGGAATAGCTAAACAAAGCTTATAATTATGGCAAATAGAATTAAACCACAACCGAAAACGCAACAAGAAATCTCTAAAAGACTTATAGATTCAACTGCTCGTGGTTCTAAAACTCTAATGCACGATAATACTAAGAGAGAACTACAACGCTCTGTTAAAAACGATCCAACGAAAAGATTACATATAGGTCTTAGAGATATTGATGAAACTATAGTGTTTTACTTCAATAATGTTATAAAACCTTCAGTACTTCAAAACGGTAAAAAGAAAAATGTACCAATATTATACGGATCTCCTGAAAGATGGAAAGCAGTACAGAAAGATGGATTTTATAGAGATAAAAACGGTAAGATTCAAGCACCTTTATTGATGTTTAAACGTGATAGTGTAGAAAAAAATAGAGGTCTAGGTAATAAAGTAGATCCAAACAATCCTTTAACTTATGGAGTCTTTAAAAAATCTTTCTCTAAAAAGAATATATACGATAGATTTAGTGTAATCAATAGTAGAAGTAAAGTAGATGAACTTTACGGAGTTATAATACCTGATTATGTTACATTAAACTACTCATGCTTAATATTTACTGATTATATAGAGCAAATGCATAAAATTATAGAAGCGATTAATTATGCTTCTGATTCCTACTGGGGAGATAGTGAAAAATTTAATTTTAGAGCTAAAATAGATTCTTATACAACTGCTACTGAACTTAATCAAGGTCAAGATAGAGCAGTAAAAACTTCTTTCACTCTAACTATGTACGGCTATATAGTACCAGACAGTATTCAGGCTCATATAGCTGGTATGAATAAATACTTTTCGAAAGGTCAGGTAAATTTTCAATTAGAAACTGCAGGTACACTAGAAGAATTAACAGCAAAAGCTGGAACTTCTCAAGCAGAGACTACTGTAAGGTTTATAGATAAAGACGGAGGAGGTCAACCACCTCAATCATCATTAACTCCAGCAGAAATAGCTTATTTAAGTACTAATAATACATTTATAGGTAATTCTATTACTCCTCCTGATACTGTGACATTCGAAAATTGTCAATTTGTAGATGCTCCTACCGGATTTAACCCTGGAGTAGAAAGACATATGCTGTATATTAATGGTACATTTATTCCAACTCAGCATTATACTATAACTGAAGTTGGTTCTGACATAGTAGTGGTAGTTGATACTACAAGTATACAATTTAGTATCAACCCAGGAGATCAAATAGTATTAACTGGTAAATTAGAAACTGTAATATAATGCCTTTAATTCACTGGAAACAAATAGATGGAGATTTATCAGGATCAAGAGTACTAACTGGGTCTTTAAGAATATCCGGTAGTATAGATATTGAAGCTTTAGGGGGAGTAAATAATTTTACTGGATCTTTAGCGAATACCGGTTCATTTCAAAACACAGGATCTTTTAGTAATCAGTCAGGTTCTTTTGTAATAAATTTAGACCCTGAAACTAATAATAGTTTTTCTGTAAATATAGGAGGTGAAGAACAAATTTCTGTTACTCCTCAAGGTGTTTTCAGATTAGATGAAAAAGACCCAGCTCCTCCTGCAATTTCTGGGGGAATGTTCTACTCTGCATCTGACGATTATTTCTTAGGGTTTAAGAATTAATACATATTTATTAATACACGACTTATACAAAAAATAAAACAAAGACATGGCAAATTGGAAAAAGATAATAGTAAGTGGATCAGGTGCTCATTTAGCATCGGTAACCGCTTCTAACTTAACTGCAAATACTATACTTATAGGAGGGACTAATGGTCTTATCCAGAATAGTGGAATTACATTTGAAAGTTCAACCTACAGTTTTGGAGCTACAAATTTAGTAGCAACAGGAGCTTCATCAGCACTTACAGGTTCATTTACAGGCTCATTTGCCGGTGCATTTACTGGAGACGGTTCAGCATTAACAGGAGTAGCATTAAATATTGATGCTTTAGGTGACACAGGTGTTACTACAACTAGTATTGCAGCAGGAGATTTATTTGTATTTTCTGATAATGGTACTGAAAAGAAAGTTACTTATACTCAATTATTTGCTAATATATTACAAGAAGTAACTGGAGACATTACGATTTCTGAAGATGGAGTAGCTGCAATTGGTGCTGGACAGATTGATGTAGGAATGTTAAGTTCTTCGTTAGTAGATGAAACAACTACAACATTAGATAGCGGTGTAATAACTGTAGTAGGTACACCACAAGCTTTAACTGCAGGTTCTGGTTTATCATCAACAGGCACATTTAACGGTTCAACTGCAAGAACATTTAACGTAGATTCTGGCTCAATGATGCCATTTATTAGCAGTTCAGTATTTAGTGTAATTAGCGGAGATATAACAATTGCTGCAAATGGTACAGCAACTATTCCTGCAGATACTATTGACGGTTCTCAATTAGCTAATGATATTACTATAGCTAACGATTTAACAGTAACTGGTGATTTAATAGTTAATGGTGATACAACAACTGTTTCAACAACAAACTTATTAGTTGAAGATAAATTTATACTTCTTAATTCTGGATCAGCAAATGCTCCAGCAGAAGGTGGTATTATAGTAGATGAAGGTTCCGGTACTGGTGTTGCTTATCTTTATGAAACAGATAATGGTGTAGATAGATGGGGATTCAATGCTTCAGTAGCTCAAAACGTTACTACAGCAGATTCCAATGCATATGCTGCAGCTATTATAGATGAAAACAATAGTAATCATACAGGAGCAGTATCTGCTTCATATGAAAAAAATGGTAATATAAGAATTGCTGCTAACGGCGATATTTTTATTTACTCTTAAGAAATATTAATTTTTAAAAAATGTTATATGGGAATTTTGAACGTAATTCAAAAGAAGAAAGACAACCAGCAATTAAATGCTTCTGATTTAAAATTTCTTCTTACAAAAATGAGAAACGCTACTTACACTGGCGACGAATTTGAACAGTTTTACAGTGTATGGTTAAAGATTTCGAATTCATTAGAACAAATAGAAGGCAAAAAGGGAGCTTAAGGTTCCCTTTGCTATTTATATATAATAATATTATAGGCCCGAAAGGGAAGTGGGCTCTTAGGAGTTACCAACCATAATTGAAAAGATATGCCAAACTGGAAAAAACTAATAGTTAGCGGGTCAGACGCTACACTAAACTCTCTTAATGTTACTACTAACGGAACCTTTGGCGGTGCTGCCATATTTCCTAACGTACCCTCCGATAACAATGTAAGGTTAATTAATACTGCTGCTACAGGACACAGTAAATTAGAAATACAAGATAATTCTAATAACTTATTAGTATTTATATCAAGTTCCGGTAATGTCGGTATCGGAACATCAACATCTTCACAAAAACTTAGAGTACAGGGTAACTTTAGAGTTGATTCCGGATTTGCTTTAATTTCAAATGGAGCAGGGCCTACCACAGAGTATTTATTTTATAATCCAACCGATAAGGCATTAACATTAAATGCAACTTCCAGTAACACTACTTTTGATCCTCAGTTTTTGATTAGACAAGATGGCAATGTAAAAGCACAATTTGGTTGGGATGATGATGGAGGTAATGAATTATTTATAGTAAATCAATCAACAGGACCTATACAGTTCAAAAATGCTTCTAGTGAACTTGTAAGAATAACTAATAGCGGTAATTTAGGTGTTGGTACTACTAATCCTTCTCAAAAATTAGAAGTAGCAGGAGCTATACATGCAACAGGTAGTACATTAATAGCATCCAATGATGCTGCAGATAGTGTTGGTTTAAGCTTAAGAAGTCCTGCATCAGGAGTTAATGTTAATTTTGATTTTGAAGTAGGTGATACAGGTATTAGCGGATTACATGCTAAAAACTTAGTTATAAGAGGATCTAGTGGAGCTAGCGACATCGCTTTTTCACCGAGTACATCAGCCCCTGGTTTATTAGTACTAGATGGTTCAGCAGGTAGTGTAATTGTATCTGGTAGTGTAGATGCTGATGATGTAACGATAGATGACTGGGGATCAGTTTCAGCTTCTTTGGCAACGATCTCGGATGCTGGAGGAGTCAATGGAAGTGGAGCAGCACAAAGTATTGCATATTGGAATGATGCTGATACTCTTGAGCACGACACAGATGCTGCTTTCGTTTATATAGACGGTACAAACACCGGTGGTCAACCGGTAGGAAGGATGGGGTTAGGAACAACTTCACCTAACTTTAAATTAGATATTGCAGGAGGTGATTTAAGATTAGAAAGTAACAATGGAATAAGATTTGGAGGTACAGGATCCAATAATACATACTGGAGAATATTTACCGCCGGATCATCAACAGGTACTCTTTCAATTGGCAATAGCGCTTCAACACCCTTTTTAACAGTATCAAGAGGTAGCTCAACAACAGGATTTGTTGGTATTGGAACTACTAGTCCTAGCAGAAAGTTACATATACATGAAGCTTCAGGTAATGCATATTTACAACTGACACAAGGATCAACAGGCACAACAAATAGTGATGGATTTCAGATAGCTATGGGTGCGTCTCAAGTTAATTTTATAAATAGGGAAAACGGTAATATGGTTTTTGAAACCAACAATACCGAAAGAATGAGAATTAAATCTGATGGTAATGTAGGTATAGGTACAAATAATCCTAATGCTAAACTTCATATTGGACCAGATACACTTGTTTCAGGCTACACTCCTGATAGATCTACTTTAGCGATATCAGATATTACAAATGGAGGTCAACTAATAATTAGAGGGCAGTCACCTAGAATATGGTTTGATACCACTTCTGGAGGAAACGCAGAGTTATTTTTAGATGGATCTAAATTAAACATTCTCTCTGGCGATCCAACTTCAACTGGTACTTCTAGACTTTATATAAAAGCAGATGGCAACGTGGGTATAGG